TCCATTGTAGGTCCTTCTAATTCCATATACCATATTACTACTTTGTATAGTAAGAAAATATATGTTGATATGAATACTCTTGGAAATATTCTCCAACTGTCAACTGCTCTTGCTAAGTGTATAAGTTTAGCATAAGGGTTAACACCTAAATCTTTTACTGAAGTGTCAACCTCTAAATCAACACTAATCTTTTGTTTTGGTTCTGCAACCTTTATTTCGTCCATTACTTGTTAGCCTCCCTCTGGCGTTTCTCGTTTTCTTCTTTTATATACTGTGTCAGTAAAGTAATATAAACCTCCCTCTCCCAAGGTATCATATTCTCTAACTCGGTTAAAGAATATTTATGATGTTGCATCAAAGCAAAATTTACACTAAAATAGTTTTCTAAACTATCGTGTGAGAGGGCTATCCGAAAAAATCAGTTAGTCCTTGTAATGTTACTTTACTTTTCACCTTGGTCTTAGGATTCTCAATTTCAACTTCGTGTATCAATTTAGGCATAGTGTTATAAAAATTTTGTATATCGCCAAATGCTTTAGTTGATAAACTTTCTATGAATTTATTAAGTTCCTCTTTCGTATAATCAGTTGTATTGTAGATTTTATCACCCTCATATACTTGATAGATTGAGTTGCCGATTAATTGAAATATTTTATTAGTTTGTTCTTTTGTAAAATCCATTGATGGATCAACAGAACCTAATGTAGGATATTTCATAATCATTCCTATTTTTTTGTTCTCATCTATCACAATATTATTAGTGTGACTATCATCTACCTGTACTTCAACTTTTGTTAAATCAATTTCAATGTCAGCATAAGTTTTCTTATCATCTGGACATAATACTTTTAATTTAGCAACCTCACCTACTGATTTAGCTCTTATTTGTAAAAATATGTATTCTAAATCAAACGTAGGCAAATCATCTACATTCAAAGAACCAAATGTACAAGCACTAACTATTTCTTTTAAAGCAGTTACTATTTGTTTTTGATCTTCGGATTCTAAAGCTTGTAATAAAACCTTTTCCTCTTTTACAAGAAATGGTCTATACTTTACTTTAACGTCAGCAGATGGCAAAGTCAATTCATACGATTGTGTTTCTAGTATCGGTAATGCCATTATATCTCCTTATTATATTAATTATAAAAACGGTGGGAATACCTTTCCACCAGTTGCTCGACCAATAGGCAAGTTTCTTCTCGCCGTATTAATCACATCTCTACCTGCTCTTTTCAATTCAGGTGGCAATCTATTTAGAACACTTCCAAATATACCGCCAAAACCAGGGGCAGGTTTGATTTCTGGTAGCGTACCAAAAGAGGCACCTACTGTGAAATTTTGTACTTGATCTATACCTAAATTTCTCCAATCTCTAAAGTTTAGAGTTATTGGTAAGTTCACTACTTCATTATTTGATCCATAATTATAATCGTAACTACCAATTGTTGCTGGATAACATTCATATAATCTTACAGCATATGTAACTCTATCTCTATCATTTTCAGCGTCAAATGAACCTAATTGAAATATATCTACAGAGCCTGTGTATTCATCATAGTAATTTAAATTATGTGTATCTCTATTGAATATCATCTTTTGCCAAGTTTCAAAAAATATTCTTTGTCTTAAAAACTTATCACCAAAAACTGATAAATTAACTGTACCACCAAATGAATAAGCATAAGGCATTTGTCTTCTTGGACCGTAAACTAAATGATCTTTTGTATTAATATCTCTACTTGGCATTGTTACATTATTACACATCATACCAACATTTCTGGCCAACTCTTGTCCGCCTACAGCATTTACACCTTGTTGAGAGGCAGGCACAATTGAGCCTTCACTAGCAAATGGTTCTTGTGGTTGTAATTGTAATTTATTAGGAATATTAAATCTAACTAAAAATCTGTTTGGTCTGGCCATACCCTCACCTTGTGAAATACCTGCCATAAATCGGCCAATTGTATTTTCACTAGCACCAATACTTTTTCCTGGAAGTTCAGCGGCTCTTTTCATAATACCACCCGTTGTCAAAGTGTTATCTCTAGGAAGACCAATTCTTATATCTTGGCCAAATATTCTTCTACCGCCTCTTAAAATTGCCATTACTTACCTTTACATTGACATTGTTTTATGCCAAATAATTTTGCTATAATTTTTTTTATTGTTTTCATTAAATCATTCTCCTACTGTCAGCATAAACTCTACTTGTTCCTGCTTTCTTAAATTGTTGTACAGGTAAATACACAGCCAATGCTGCCTCATCAAAATCTATTCGTAAAAACTGTGATCTTACATGACCATACAAATATTTTTTGATAGTTGGTTTTACTAAACCAATACCTTTTACATCATCATAAGTAGCGTCAATCTTTGTTTTTTCATTTAGACCACCATCAGCAAATCTTTGCATACGTTGTAATAATCTAAATCTCAATAGTGGTGGTAAATAATGAAAGTTCATTCCCATAAAACCACCTTTAATTGGTTCAAGCGGTAACACTAATGGGAAAGTGTCATAATAAGGCAAAGTCTTTTTTAACTTTGGGTCATAAAAGAACATATTTAATCGGCCAACACTTGGTCTACCAATTAATTTACCTTGATTCATTAACTTTCTGGCAGTTACTCTATCAGCGATAGAAGCCACATTACTTCTATACCAAGCTGCTGATTTTCTTATACCACCTTGTTTATCTACTAATGGATCAAGTATATTTGCCATAACAATATTTATACGCTGGATATAAAAAAGAGGCCGTTATTTCTAACGGCCTCCAAGCATACAGTTTAGAGAGAGATAGTTTACTCTTCCTCAGCTAATTTACTAAAGTAAGACAACGTATCGTCATCATCACTAGCTTCTGGTTGAGCACTAACTGGTGTGCTTTTCGCTGTATCGTTGTTTTTTGGCGGGAGGCTTACATTCTCAACGGTACTGGCGTTTCTATCACCCGTAATTACCCTATTCAGTTTCTCTTTGAGTTCATCATAGGTTTTAAAATTACTAGGGTCAAGGAAAGGTTTAAGAGCGTGTTGTTTTGACCAGATTTCTTTTATCTTGTCATCACTTTCAGCAACAGTTGACACGCCTTCAAATTCAGACTTGTCATAGTTCCAATAGCCATCAACTTTTCTGATTTTTAGTTTAAAGTTCGCACCTTTCCAAAAATCAAATGGGTTAATTGGTTTTTCATCATCAAATGCTGGTTGCATCGCTTCAGTAATCTTATCAAATATTTTTTTACCAAACTTGTATAAGAAAACTTTACCTTCATTCTCTGGATGTTTAGGGTCTGATACAACTAATATATTAGAGTAGTAAGATAATTTTCTTTTTCTTTTTCTTGCTATCTCTTTATCACTATCAACACCTGTATTCCATAGTCTTGTGTTTTCTTCACTAACAGGATCTTTTTGACTTAAAGTTGTTAATGAGTTTTCAATATACCAGCCACCTTTGTCTTGGAAAGCGTGTGACCAAATTCTTTGCCAAGGTAAATCTTCACCCTCTACTGACGGTAAGAATCTAATAACAGCATAACCATTTCCAGTTTTATCTAAATCTGGTTTCCAAAATCTGTCGTCCTGATATTTGTTTTTATTTGATTGATCTTCTGGAGCAAGGTTTTGCTCTAGTGCTTTTGTTAACTTGTCAAAATTGCTTGACGAGCTTTTTAATGTTTCAAAGTCCATATTTTCTCCTTATTACTTTGTATTCGTTGTATTTGTGTAGGCTGTTTAATCGCCTTCATTTTTATTTATACTTCTTTTCCACTTACGATAGCCATTTAGCCAATCTTTTTGTGGAGTGTTCTTAATTCTATTCTGTATTCTCTCACAGATAGAAACTACCCAACCACAAATTTTATATATTATTTTATCAAACATATTTCACCTAATATAACACACTTTTATGTAAATGTCAATGTTCATTTGATTATAGTAAATAAGCTGAAATATGAGTATATCCATATTTCTTAGCAAATTGACATCTTTGTTTACCTTGTAATACCTCACCATCACTCTTTCTAATTTCAATAGGAAATGTCAATCCATTTTCTAATATATCTTTTTCAACTTTTTGAAACTCCACATCATCTGGTTTTTCTACATAATTAGGTTGTATTCTATTTACCTTTTTAACTAAATCTGATAAGGCCATTTCAACGTAAACTTTACGTTTTGGATTTTTCTGTATATGACTAGCTTTTAGTAGTTTCATTTGATATTAAAGTTCTTTATAAATTGTTTCATATCAATATACTGTAGGTTGGTTACCGTACCGTCCCATTCTAACACAGGCTTATTGACATTATTGACCTGTTTCAAATCTGGATTTACTTTTATAAACTTCACTCTATTATGT